TTGTAAAAATAATGCCATAATGCAGATAGTAAGAGATATTACAACAACGGTTGCTCCTTCAGCAACAGTGGTTACTTTAGCTGAAGCTAAGAATTACCTAAGAGTAGATTATAGCGAAGATGACACTTTAATCACATCTTTAATTAACACAGCTCAAACAAGACTTGAGCAATATGCAGGAGTTGCAATGACTCCTAGAACTTTAAAGGTTGTAGCCTATGTAGATGACTTTATAGAGTTACCTTATGTTCCTACAAATAATATTACTTTAGTTGAGTATTGGGATAATAATGCATGGGTAACAATGACTGCTGGTGAATACCAAGTGCTAGGAGATACTACAAAAAAAGTATATATGACTAGCATCTATAACAATGAGTTTAGGTTTACTTACACTTGTGGTTATGCTACGACTCCTCAGACAATGAAGACTGCCCTTTTAAAGATGGTTTCAGACCTATATGAGTACAGAGAATCTTCAGTTGAGGCAACTAAGCCATCAGCTAATTTGATGACCGCATACGAGCTTATGAAGCCATTTAAACGAATAAACGTTATTTTATAATGATAGGCAAACTACATAATAGGATTACTTTCCAAAGTCAATCTAATGCTTCTGACGGAGCAGGAGGTGTAGTAACTACTTTAGTAGACTATTATACTTGTTGGGCTCAAATGTCAAGAAACACAAACGACAGATCAGATATAGCAGGAAAAGATAATATAAGCGATGATATTACCTTTAGAATCAGATATACAACCTCTAAAGTATTTACAAATCAACTTGTAATCTCTTATCAATCAAACCTTTACAACATTAACTCTGTTATAAATGAAGGTGACGGTAATAAGTATTTTTTAATAGGTTGTTCAACACTAAAATAATGGCTAGATTTGGAATGAAAGTTTATGGTTTAGATGCCATAAAAAAGAAGTTTGCTGCTGCTCCTCAAATCATGACCAAAGAGGCTGCTAATATTATTTACGAAACTGCAGTAGAAATAGAGAATAAAGCCAAGAATAGAGTGGCTGTAGATACAGGAGCTTTAAGAAGCTCAATAAGAGCAACTAAGCTTTCAAATGGTACTTCAATGATTAAAGCTGGTTTATCTAATGTAAGCAATTCTAAGGGTCATTTAATCAATTATGCAGCATTTGTGGAGTTTGGAACAGGTCAAAAACCAAATTTAGCATATAAAAGACTTGATAATTCAGCATTGACAATATATGCTGGTGAATTTAAGGGTAAGGGATTAAGAAAAGTTCAAAGAACAGCACAACCTTATTTATTTAATTCGGCTGATGAGCTTTTTGGTAAAATGGTCGAAAGAATAAAGAAGATAAAGATATAAATATATTTCGTTAAATTTGTACAAAATCAATACCATGAATATTACACTAAACGAAGAGCAGGTAAAACAACTAGACGCATTTATTCAAGAAATGCCAACTAAGTTTGGATTGCCTTTAACCCAGTTCTTATCAAAACTTGCTCAAGAACAAAATCCTGAGGAAGTAAAAGCGGAAACAGAAGCTTAATGAAAGATTGCGGATTAGCTATAAGAAAGGCTTATGTAGATAAGTTAGCCTCAGAGACTTATTCTTTGGGTGTTTACGATACTATTGCACCTGATACAGTTAATCCTCCTTTTCTGATTATAAGCAGTCAAACATCAGTTGAAAATAGCGACAAGCAGAGTTATAACTTTGATGTTACTATACAGTTTGACATTGTTTATAAAACAAATAAGTCAGGTGAAGTAGGGCAGAAATCGGTAGACCAGTGGGCTAACGAATTGTTAGGGATCATAGGCGTTAATGTACCAGATTACCCAAGTGCTTCTCCTGACTTTAAAATAGTTACTCGTAAGATAGGTACAAACTTTGCTACATTTGATTATGTAGATGAGGCTTATATCTTTAGAAGAGTAATAACAATGGAACATTTTGTAACTCAAATATTATAAAAAATTAAAATAAAATAAAATGCCAACAACAGGAATTTTTAATGGTACAAACTTGGTAGTATTAGTAGGCACTGAAGTAGTAGCTCACTCTACATCATGTTCTTTATCTGTAAGTGCTGACTTACCAGATGCAACAACTAAATCAAGTGGTGGATGGGCTGATCAAATCGCAGGTTTGCGTTCTTGGTCTTTAACTACAGATGGTCTTACTACAGTTGAGCCAACAGGTACAAACTATGTAGTGGGAGATATTTTCTCTGCTTTAAATGGTAGAGGTGTAGTTACAGTTAAGTTTACTACAGTTAATGGAAGCACTCCAATAGTAGGTGACTTAATTTGGTCTGGTTCTGCATTTGTAGAGAGTTTAGATATTACTGCTGACATGGAGTCTCCAGTTACTTACTCTGCATCTTTCACAGGACAAGGTCAATTAACTCAGGCTACTAACGCATAATAACACCAAAAACACCAAAATATGAGAGGACATTACGAACTATCCCTAAGCGATGGGACTAAGATACCTATGAGGTTTTGTACCTGGTCTTTAAAAAGATTCTGTCAACTTCAAGGGATTGGTCCTTCAGAAATAGGAGATGCATTAAGTGGTACATCATCACTCGATGCTATTAGTAACTTATTTAGAGCTGCAGCAGAATATCCTTTATATAAAGAAGGTATTACGCCAAGCTTTACAGACCTAGATACCTGTGATTGGATTGATGATATGGGTGGAATAGGAAGTAAAAAGTTTCAAGAAGTAATGACTGCATTAACTGAAAGCTTAAATAGTGGATTAGAAGAAAAGCCTACTAAGAAAGCAAATAAAGATGCGGTAAAAAAAAATTAGAGTGGATTGATATTGAAAGATATACAATGGGGGAGTGCCAAGTGCTTCCCCATTTGTTTTGGGATATGACGATGGCTGAGTTAGATTTTGTTTGGTATGGTTACCGTCATAAAGAAGAACAAGAATGGTTAAAGGTTAGATGGCAGACTACATTTTTAATTAATATACAGCTACCAAAGGGTAAAAAAGTAAAGCCTGAGGAGCTATTGCCACTTGACTGCGATAATCGTAACTTTGTGAAGCAAAGAGTTATGACACAAGAAGAATTAAATAATGTCATTAATAAGTATAAAAACGCTAAACCTATAAAGTAATATGGCTGATCAGAATATAAAAGTTAAGATTGATTTAGATATAGCAGAATTTAATAAACAAGCTAAAGAACTATCTAATGCCATATCAAAAGTATTAGGTAAAGATGTCGATATTTTTAATGCCAAATTAAGAATAACAGCACAAAATGCTCAACAAGCAGGTAGTGCAATAGGTGGTGCTGCAAAAGCTGTTGGTGATACTGGAAACGCAATAAAGAAATCAAATCAACAATGGACAAATTTAGCATTAGTTGTTCAAGATTTACCTTATGGATTTAGGGGTATTCAAAATAACTTACCTGCTTTAATGGGTGGGTTTGCCGCCATGACTGGACCTATATATTTAGTGGGTTCAGCTATTATTGCTTTATTTACTGCATGGGATGCTGGTTTATTTAAAACTAAGGAATCTACAAATGCTTTAGCGAAGGCAAATAAGGAATACGCAGATAGTTTAAAGACTTCAATAGGAGGAGCTGAGGAAGAGATTAATAGAATGCAAGCCTTAACAAAGATTGCAAGTAATACTGCTATAGCAATGGGCACAAGATTACAAGCTGTTAAATTGCTTCAACAAGAATATCCTGCGTATTTTGGAAATTTAAGTCAAGAAGCGATATTAAATGGTAATGTAAAAACTGCAGTTGACAATGTAAAGATTGCAATAATAGAAAGAGCTAAAGCTACGGCAATAGCTGGTAAAATAAATCAACTTTCTGCTGAAAAATTTGCAAAAGAAGAAGAGCTTTATCAATTAGCATTGCAAAAAACTACCAAAATACAAAAAGCCCTTAACTATGTTAATAAAATGAAGGATATGGGTTATACCGAATCTTCAAAACATTTAAAGGGCTTAATTGATGTTCAAATTAAAGGAATTAGAGAAGAAGAAAACACTATAAAGAAAAGTGTTTCTAATATTGATAAAGAATTAACAAGACTTGGATCAATTTATGAAGATTCAACGACTAAGTCGTTAGGCTTAACGGTAGAACCTATAAAAAATAAACAAGCAAAAGAATCTAAAGCAAAAGAAGAAAAAGACGAAAAAGAAAAGTTTTTTAACTTATTACAATATACTAAAGATTATTATGATGTTAAAAACAAATATGCATTAGATGATATAGAGCAACAAAAAAGTTTACTAAAAGAAGAACAAGGTGTTTATGATGCAATGTTTGCTTTAAGGATTATTAGCGAAATTGATTATGCAAAAAGGTCTGCTGAAATATATAAACAATTATTTGACATTAAGAAAAAGCAAGACGATGAATTATACAGAAGTCAAGTTTATTTTACTGATCAAAGAATAAAAAACATAGAATCAAAATTAGGCGTTGAATTAAAAATACATAGAAATAATCTTTTAGCTCAAAAAGAAGCTATAAAGAGATCAATGGCTGAAGTTGGTGCTTTAGCATATAGTACTTTTAATCCTCAATCCTTACAACAACTTCTTAATTTCTTTAATGAATTAGATGGAAAATTAAAAGGCACAAGAGCACAATGGGAAAGTTTTTCTCAAGGTATTAGTAATTCAATATCAGGTTTTTTAGCTGACTCTTTTACAGCATTAGCTGAAAACATAGGGAATGCATTAAGTGGTGGTGAGGTAAAACCTCTTGAGCATTTTCAAAAACTACTTGCAGATGCCTTAATTAACATTGGTAAAATGTTAATACAATATGGAACACTAATGCAAATTGCTTTTGCATCTCCTGATCCACTTGTAGCTATTGCTGCTGGTATTGGAGCTGTTGCATTAGGAACTATTATAAAAAATAGATTAAAACAATCTGCGGTTGATCCTACAGCATTTGCTAATGGTGGTATTGTTTCAGGACCAACAATGGGTCTTGTAGGTGAATATCCAGGAGCTCAAAACAACCCTGAGGTTATTGCACCTTTAGATAAATTAAAAGATATGCTTGGTGGCGGAAGTGGTCAGTTTGTTCTTAGAGGACAAGACTTAGTTTTGGCTATGCAAAGGTCTAACACATCATTAAACATTAGAAGAGGATAATGGCATACGAAATTAAATATACAATTACTACAGCAAGTAAAAGTGATGTAAATAGCGTAGTTTATTTATATGAAGATGGCTATGCTGGAGCACCTATAGAATATCAAGCTATAAGTTTACAGCTAGAATATATACCAAGTAGTGATGATACATTTGAGCCTATATACGTTAGTCAGCTTAGTTTAACTATTGATGTTACTGATGATATAGAAAATATGCCAAATTTTACAACTTTAGACGACAGAAAGTATTTTGTTAAGGTTGTGTCTGGCGGAAATATAGATTTTCAAGGATGGGCTTTAAGTGATGATGTACAATTTTCATTTAACACAGGTAGAAAAGAATTATCTTTTAATGCCTTAGATGGTTTAGGTATGTTAGAAAGAATTAAATATGATTTACCTAATACTATATATCTTACACAAGTACAAAAAGCAATAATACTAATAAAGGATTGTTTATTAAAGTTAGAATATCCTTTTGATTACGATATTATAAGTGGTATTAGCTTTTATGCAGAAGGCATGACTAATAGAACAGGTAACTTAAATGCCGAACCTTTAAACCAAACATATATTAACTACGCAACAATAGTTAATGATAATGAAGAAACAA